TGAATCGAATACAAAAAGCACGTGAACGAATAAGAGTTGAATCATATTGGATGGATTGTTTGAAGGATGAATTATTACCACCATCCAAGATTAAAGAATCAAAATCGAGAATTTTTGTAGCTGGACCACTGGATCACACTTTAGCAACGAGACAAACATGTCTTGGATTTGTGGCTCATGTCATGCAGAACCATGTGGATAATTGGTGTGGTCCAGGTTTAGCTGAATCACAATTAAAATGGCATATACTTGGCAAACGTTTGAGTATGATGGATAAGTTCATGTGTGGGGATTTTTCTAACTGGGACAAAACCTTGAAATCGGAATTGATAATGGCTGCATGTGATGTGATAAATTGGTGGTATTCAGATGGTGTTCCATGGAGGAATGTCAGAGAAGTATTGTTTGATGAAATAGCACATACTACAGTGATTGGAAAAGATGCTGTATATATGAAAGTTCAAGGTAATCCATCAGGATGTGCGCTGACAACTATACTTAATTGTATAATACAACTATTGACATTCCGTATGATATGGATCAGAAGGATGAAACAAGTTGATCGAGAGGACTTAGTTCCATTTGCTCAATTTGTTAAACATGTATTTTTGTGTTTATATGGTGATGATAATGTTATGGGTATCACAGCAGAAGCAGCACAATATATGGATCAACAAGTATTGCAAAGAGAATACAAAAGATTTGGTATAACATATACCGATCCTCATAAGAATGAAAACATGCCTAAATTTGTGGAATTTGAAGACATTGTTTTTATTAAGAGGAAATTTGTTCCTTTCAAAGGATTTTACTTGGGAGTAAAAGATTTGGATGATATATTAGATATATTATCTTATATTAGAAAGGGACCAGTTGAAGAAAATACTTTGATGTCTATTGGAGCAGTGGTTTTAGAGTTATGGAAACACGGACGAGAAGTATATGATTATTGGACATCCAAAATTATGGAAATTTGGATACAAGGACAAAAGGAAGGCGTTTACACTAGATCCTTCGAAATGCC